TACTGATATCGGTGCTGGTGTCATAACACTTTCCAATAGCACAACGAATACTGCTGCAGATACTTTCTTATTTGATTTTGGTACTGAGACGGTTACATCTTCGGCGCTGGTTCCCGGAGCAGGTGTTACGCAAGCCATTTCTAAGGTTCTTCCTGGAGCAGGAACAACAACCCTTCTCGACGGATATCTGAAAGGTATTATTACCGAAGTAGGTTCTGGTGAGGCAACTGTAAAGGTTCTTGAGCACGTTGCTGCTAACGGAACAGTTACCGAAGTCGATTATCAACCATCTGGCGTTTATGCTTTTGGAAATGGAACGGTTGCTATTCACACTAGTGGCAAGAACACTTCTTACGGATCAACAGCAGTAACTGCACAGAAAGATTGGTTTGATGCTCAGACAATAACTCTCTCTATTGGTAATACCACTAGTTGGAATCAGTTTTCTGATCGTCCAGGAACTTCAGAATATGCTGCTGCTAGAGGTGGTAGATTTGATGAAGTTCATGTCGTAGTTATTGACGGTAATGGAACAATCACAGGTAATGCAGGAACAATCCTTGAGAAGCATTTGAGTCTTTCGAAAGCAAAGGATGCAGAGTTCTCAGTTGGATCAGTTTCTTACTGGACACAGTATCTTAAGAGTAACTCCGAATACGTTTTCGGTGGAACTCCTGCTTCTGGTGATTCTGTCAACACAGGATTCAAGAGTGGTGGATCAGGATTTGATCCAGAAACAGATATTGACTGGAACCAAGATGCTGAAGGAATTACATTTAAATCTGTTGGAAACAAGTTATTTACTTTAACTAATGGAAAAGATTATAATGGCATTTCTACTGTAACTTCGGACAACGCTCTGAATGCAGATTTAGGTAAATTGGTTTCTGGATATGGATTGTTTGAGAATACAGAGAACTACGAAGTAGATTTCCTTCTGATGGGATCTGGGGCAAGATCACAAAATGAAACTCAGGCACTTGCAAACAAACTGATTGCCGTTGCCGAAGCGAGAAAAGATGCAATCGCATTTATTTCACCAAATAGAACTACTGCAATCGCAGATAACCCAGGTGATACAGAAGTTGCTGTTTATGATGATGCAACAATCACCAATAACGTTCTTGAGTTCTTTGCACCTATCACATCATCATCTTATGCGGTGTTTGATAGTGGTTATAAGTACATGTATGATAGATTTGCAAACACTTTCCGCTATGTTCCTCTGAACGGTGACATCGCTGGACTTTGTGCTCGCAATGACATCAACAACTTCCCATGGTTCTCACCAGCAGGAACTGCAAGAGGAGCAATTCTCAATGCAGTCAAACTTGCTTATAATCCTTCTAAGGTTCAAAGAGACAGACTTTACTCTGCAAGAGTAAATCCAGTTATCTTCTCACCTGGTTCAGGTATCATCCTCTTTGGTGATAAGACTGGATTTGCTAAGGCATCGGCATTCGACAGAATCAATGTCCGTCGTCTGTTTGTATATCTTGAAGATGCAATCTCTGCTGCTGCTAAGGATCAACTGTTCGAGTTCAACGATGAGATTACAAGAACCAACTTTGTAAATATCGTCGAACCATTCCTCCGTGATGTTCAGGCTAAGAGAGGAATACAAGATTATGTGGTTATTTGTGATGAAACAAATAACACTGCTGCCGTCATCGACAATAATGAGTTTATCGCTGACATCTATATCAAACCTGCAAGGTCGATTAACTTCATCGGTCTTACATTTGTTGCCACCAGAACTGGTGTTGCTTTTGAAGAAGTAATTGGTAACGTTTAATTAAATTAGAGGTTTAAAGAACTATGGCAACCCGTCAACAACAAAACAACATTCCACTCAGAAAAATCACTGATTTTAAGAGTAAGTTAACTGGTGGTGGTGCAAGACCCAATCTCTTTGAAGTTGAGTTAGCATTCCCAGGTGCCGTTGGTGTCGATAATGACACTCTCCAAAAGGCAAGATTCCTTGTCAAGGCAGCGGCACTGCCAGCATCAACAGTTGCTCCGATCGATGTTCCTTTCAGAGGTCGTGTTCTCAAGATCGCTGGTGACAGAACATTCGAAACTTGGACAATCACTGTTATCAACGATGTTGATTTCTCCATTCGCTCGGCATTCGAGAAGTGGATGAATACAATCAACAAGATGAATGATGGCACTGGATTGACTGATCCAGAAGCATATCAGGCAGATGCTTATGTCTATCAACTTGCGCGTGATGGAGGAATCCTGAGATCATATCATTTCTATGATGTGTTCCCAACCAATATTTCTACTATTGACCTGAGTTATGAGACAACCGACACCATTGAAGAGTTCACTGTAGAACTTCAGGTTCAGTGGTGGGAAGCATCGAGAGGAACATCTCCTAATGCTGGTGGCGAAGACATTAACTAAATAGTAGAATAACAGTCTAGTCAAGATTATAATGGCAAAACTTTTTGGTTTTTCAATTGAGGATAAAGATAAAAAATCCGCTTCTATAGTGTCCCCCGTTCCTCAAACAAATGAGGACGGGGTTGATCATTATATTTCTAGTGGATTTTATGGTCAATATGTAGATATTGAAGGTGTATATAGAACTGAATATGATTTAATTAGAAGATATCGTGAGATGGCACTTCATCCAGAATGTGATGGTGCCATTGAAGATGTTGTTAATGAGGCAATCGTTAGTGATCTTTATGATTCACCAATCGAAATTGAATTATCCAATCTGAATGCAACCGATAAGTTAAAGAAAGCAATCAGAGAAGAATTCAAAAGAATTAAAGAAATACTTGATTTTGATAGAAAATCGCACGAAATTTTTAGAAATTGGTATGTTGATGGAAGACTTTATTACTTAAAAGTAATCGATATTAAAAAACCACAAGAAGGAATTAAGGAACTTAGATATATTGATCCATTAAAAATTAAATATATCAGACAAGAAAAGAAGAAAGAGGGAGAACAGAGATTAGCAAATCTTAGACTTACGTCAGAAGAAAAGGTAGCAAATCCAGAGATTGAAGAATATTTCATGTATTCTCCAACTCCAAACTATCCCATAATGGCAGGTGCTCAGAAAAAGAACACCATTAAGATTGCAAAAGATTCTATCACATATGTAACTTCTGGTCTTGTTGATAGAAACAAGGGATCAGTTCTTTCATATCTCCATAAAGCAATTAAGGCACTCAATCAATTGAGAATGATTGAGGACTCTTTGGTTATTTACAGATTGTCTCGCGCACCAGAGCGTCGTATTTTCTATATTGACGTTGGCAATCTTCCTAAGGTAAAGGCAGAACAATATCTTCGTGATGTTATGATGCGTTATCGTAACAAGTTGGTTTATGACGCCAACACCGGAGAAGTTCGTGATGATAAAAAGCATATGAGCATGTTAGAAGATTTCTGGCTCCCAAGAAGAGAGGGTGGTAGAGGAACTGAAATCTCCACACTTCCTGGTGGACAAAATCTTGGAGAACTTGCCGACATTGAGTATTTCCAAAAGAAACTTTATAGAGCACTTGGAGTTCCAGAATCTAGAATTGCTGCCGATGGTGGTTTCAATCTTGGTCGTTCTTCTGAGATTTTGAGGGACGAACTCAAGTTTGCCAAGTTTGTTGGACGTTTGAGAAAGAGATTTGCTCAAATGTTCAACGACATGTTGAAAACGCAATTGATTCTCAAGAACATTGTGTCTCCAGAAGATTGGGATACAATTGCCGATCACATTCAATACGATTTCTTGTATGATAATCAGTTTGCAGAATTAAAAGAAACTGAAATGCTCAATGAGCGTCTTGGTGTTCTTGCAACGATTGAACCTTACATTGGTAAGTATTATTCTACCGAATGGGTTCGTAAGAAAGTTCTCCGCCAAACTGATTCTGAAATGATCGAAATGGATGAGCAGATTGAACAAGAAATCAAAGATGGTATTATTCCAGATCCAAATTCTGTAGATCCCATTACAGGAGAACCACTTCCGACTGATGGTGGAATGATGGGTGATGTTCCAATGGAACCAGATTTGGAAGCACAAGGAGAAATTACTCAGGTCAAAGAACCAAAAGGTGGCGAGATATAAATAAAAAATATAGTTATAATCACTTTTCATGGAAGAAATTGTAAATTTGATAGGATCGGATGCTTCCGCTTCGGATATTAGCGACAA